TTGGCAATTGCAAGCAAGTCAGCCACTACATCTCTGTCATCTAAATTGCTATTTAAGTCATTAATCGCGAGCTGCATTGTATTAGCTAAAGCCAATGATGGAACCTTATCTGTAGCATCAGATAATACGTTAGATATAGCAGATAACGCTAACTTCTCCCGGTCCAGTTGCTTTAATGCATCAATTGCTTTATTGGCTGCATCGGTTACCCGTTTTATTGCCTGTTCTGTTTTGTTTAAGTTTGTCTCATCCAAATCTGGCTCAGAGTCATTAACATACACAGTAGGTATATATTCTTGGATATTTTCTATGTTATTCATGTAACCTCCTTACAGATTAAATCTAGCCAAATATAAATTGTAGTCAAACGCAGCCCCAGAAGCTCCAATATACAGGTAGGCATTGCCAGTTATTCCGCTTAAGGTAAATGTTTTTTCTTGCTCCCATTCAGCGCCGGAAGAGCTACTTCTTCCAATTGACCCATCAAGTAATATGTCACCTAGATTCGGATTATATCTATATTGCACGCTTGAACCGGACTGATATGCTTCCTCAATATAGTTTTCCACCCTATTCCGGCATACCATAACCTTGCAAACCTTTCCGGTTCCAGACATTTGGACCGTAACCGATTTTACATTTGTAAGGTTGATGGGTAGGTCAAAAACAAATGCGACTGTTTCTCCTGAACCTGCACTTGCTTCTATGTGGTCCTTTGACAGTTTTACCGTACCAGTACCTTGTCTATATGTTGTATACCTAAAATATGTAATACCCTGTGAGCCATAAAATGTCCCGAATAGATATGGGGTATATGGGTCCTCATTTACATATCCTTCCCACAGTCCAGGACCTACGCCTGCAACATATTCACCTTTTTTAATGACCGAAGGGGTTAGGTTTTTAACCGGATTAATAGTGATATCACCATTCCCGTATTTTCCAGCAGTCTTGACCGTGATTTGTTTTGCTCCAGGACCGATTGTCTGTGCATCAAATGTTTCAATGTTCTGGGTGATTTTCCCACCTGAATAATATCCAGGTTCAAGTTTTATTTCCCCGTTTGCCGACAATATAATTGTTGGGGATTTTTTGTCTGGAAGTGTTCCGGTCTGTTTCTCCTCGCTTCCTTTCCCAAGGAATATATTACCTTCCAATACATCCTCTGGCATTGCTGTTAAGTCATCCAGATTCGCCTGACTACCAAATTTATGTAACGCCAACTTCGCCATATACACCATCCATTCCACTAACTTACAAAACCCTGCCATGTACCAGTTACCGCCCCTTCACCTTCGCCGACCGTCACGCCATATTTTATTACATCTGGTCGCAATCCGCTTACTTCCAATACAATAATATCATGCATTGCGTATTTCCCTTTGGTTTCAACCACCTGTGTCCCTGGGCCAGGGTCAACAAATCCACCATTATATGTTTCGAGATTTTGATAGAAGGTATCATTTCCATCATGGTATCCAGGTATGATATTATATGTTTCGTTTATATCCATCTTTTTATTAACCGATTCAACATCTTGCATTGTCCCAGACTGTTCGTTATCGGTCCCAGCTCCATAAAAGGTTTTTCCCTTTTTAACTCTTGGTGAGGTAGCGGTTAGGCCGGTAACATCAACCCCACTTCCTTTAAACGGTAATCCAAGTTTCATTGTTATATTCCTTTCAATACAAGTATAAAATCAGCTGTTGGTTTCCTAAAATCACAGGTAATAGTCACTGACCCATTATTTGTTACTATACCGGTAATATATCCAACACTTCTGTCTACGGCTTTCTGTTGCTGCTCCGAACTGATAGTGGGATATTCAAACATGGGTACAGGCTCATCTGTATTCTTTATATTTGCGTTAACAGTTTGTGTATACGGTGCCTGTGTACTCCACCCAGATGCAGGATAATTGAGCCTAATGGTTCCAATCATATCCGCAACTGTCCCTTCTATTTCATTGACAGTCTTATTGGTATTATTGATATCGTCAGCAGAAAATACGTCACCTACCTCTACGTAAATGGTTTTATCCTCCAACGTAGAAAACCCAGTTGTATTGTCGGTGATAATCTGGTATTTACGCATCCCGGAAAATTTATCATTTTTATAATCCGTTTTTAAACTCATAGACTTATGCTCCTATTTCCTATTGCCTTTGTTCCAAGTTTAAATGAAAGGTGGGTTGGACCCGGAAATGATTTTTCAATCAAATCTCCCACATCATATATAATCTTTTCTATGGCATTGGCCTGATAAATTGACGTATATGTAATTTTATCTGGAGTAAGCGGGGTACTTTCAAATGTGTAATAAGCTGACCGGATAGCAACGATATTTTTATGTAGACGTTCCATCTCAGCATCAGTCCTATGGTCTTGTGGTTTCCATGTTTTTGATACTATTGTGTGCTTATACCCATATTTATTAAGCACATAGGATACCCACTTAACAGCATTCTCTATCCGGTTTAAGTCTCCATAGTCTATGTATGCCTTATTTCTAAGGTTATCTACATCAGCTTGTACGCGGTCAAAAATAAGCGCTTCCAAATACTCACTCATGTATTTTTACCTCCGCCTTGATTTCATTGGGAGAAAAACTATAATTGTAACTCTCAATAATGCCTATGCGGTATCCATCATAATCTGTATCAATTTTAACTTTTTGTCCTAACTTTTTGTTTCCTATAAGTACGTCACCAACAACATTTTCTGCTTGCTGGTAATATGCATATACGCGGTCAAGCACTTGTTGCGCATTTCCGCTATAAACTAATGTTGCATCTGTTACTTCGCGAATATTTTTGTTAAATACAATATCTGGATTTTCCTTAAGGATTGAAGTGGTAAGATGGTTATATCTTTTACCAGTTAGCGTTACATTGCCACCGGTTCCGGTTATGTAAGCATAGTTATCACCATACTGACCAATGGTACCACCAGTTATCTCCAAACTGTGATAAGGTTCACTAAAAATAACTTCTGCCGTGCCATTCAAATCATCATTATACAATTCCTGCGTTTCGTTTGATTTCTGGTAAGAATGGACTGTCAAACGGATTCCAGTGACAATATCAGAATGCTCCAATGTAACACCTGAAAATACTTCATCATTCAAAAATTCACCACTCAAAGCATTCTCCTGTGGATAGATAACAATGCCATCGTAATTGCTTGTATCTGCAATAGCCCCAATAGCAAAGCAAATATATACCAATGCATTTCTTTTGGTGGTATATGGGATATATCCATGCAGTGGAATATTTGAAAATGATTCATCCAACATATAATTAAAATCCTCATTCTCAAATATTTTCTCTAATACTTCAGAAACCGGCTGGCCTGTATATATTCCTCCAACAAATTCATTACCATCCAATACCCCCACTGCATCATGCGCGTCCATATGGTAATCCGTCTTGTTTTTCCTTGCACCGTTTTTGAGATAAAAATTTCCTATCAACTCACCGTTGAAATATAAAGTAAGTTTCTGCTTTTTCTGTAAATCAAACGGTATATTGGATGTTGTCCTGACCGTGAAATTCAAGGTGTTAATACTTATACTTTCTGATATTGCATTGATTTCTTGCAAACAGTTTCTTTCCAATAATTCGTTGTCTAGAAAATCACGGTATATTCCATAATCTATTCTGGTGACAAATACTGGCCTTATGGGTTTTGATGTCTGCAAAAACGTAATTTCAAGTTTGTTATATCCTCTCACATAGTTATTACAAAAATATCGCACTGAATCCGGGGAAAACTCCATATCTGACAAGAGGTTATTATCTGCATACCACTTTACTCTCATTCGTGTACAATAATCTCCGGACATCATATTAAAAGTAAAGAGCAATCCTACACTGGTGAATTTTTGATTAAAGGTTACTGTAATCATGGGGGATTCGATTAACTTTTCAGTGGTTGACTTAGGATATAAAAACATTCCTGGATGCAAACCTATTTGGGGTTTAAGTCCTTGGCTTTGCTTAACATATCCGAACAATCCTTGCTCATTTGATACTTCAGGGCTTATATACCCATACGGAAGCGGATTATCTGGAAAATTGATATACTTTCCATTCAATAGAGAAAACCGTGGAAAGCATAGAGCATACCCAGGATAAGAAATATCATCTCGTTTTAATTCTGGAAATTCCTGCTCTGTTATTGTCCCACGCGGATGTAAACCGGCACCTGGATGAAGTCCTACTCTCGGTCTTAGTCCGGGTATTGTAATGGATGCTGTACTATTTTCTTTGGCATAAGGGGCCAAGTCGTCATAAACAATCTTTAATCCCTCAGTATTTTGTTCTGCGTCAGATAATATGGATTGCTTTAAAAACACATCACGGCCTCCTCTGCGGCTCCATAGCGGTAAAGGTAATAGATAACCCGGTCCAATGGTTACGCTGCCCTTCTTTTCCATTCTTGTTGATTTTTATTTCATCATCCCCGCTTGTTATGTATGCCTCAAACTCTTTGGTTTCCTGTCCATAAGGAAATACCATATCGTGAGACTCAACCGGAGCAGATATGATTTCATAAAACGTATCATAGTCAGCCGGATTACTTCTTTCCGCATCAATATCAAGCGTATAATTATAAAATGTACCAATGATATCCCGGTGCATCCGGTAAGACTGCAAACGTCCAGAATTTTCACTATCTGCGACCGAAAAATTTCGCTTTAAGGATTTTACCCATAGGCGGAGATTAACTCCGTCTATGGTAAATACTCCGTTCCCATTCTGCGCCATTATACACTTCCTTCCGTCACCATTCTTACACCTACACGGTTCTTTTCGTTGTTTCCAAATTTGACTACAAGCTGACCAAATCTTGTGCCATCAAGGATTAGCTCTGCTTTGGCAATCTGGTTCCCACCAGATATATTGCTTTCTGCCAGCGCTTCTTTAAGTGCTTGCTTCATAGTTGACAGCGGAGAGACAACCTCTGTTTCACGGTTGTTGTCTCCCAGGATAGCAGCAAACATTCCGGCCCGCGGTGGTACTACAGTTCCGGTTGCAAGCATTGGCATTCTATATGGGACTGCCGCATAGGCGGACATAGGGTATGCACTCCTTCCTCCATATCCACCAGAATAACCGGAAGAAGCAGCACGCTTTCCTGCATTTGCCGCAATTTGAGAAGCCGCTATCCCTGCTGCTATTGCTAAACCTATTGCAACTGGCATGGCTGGCCCACTTATTGCACCAAGTGCAACTGCTAAAATAGCTATTGCTCCGGCTGCTGCTAATATACCAGATATAACTTTTTCCGATGGTGTCATCTTATCCCAGTTTTTATAGATATCATATATAGCTTTAACTACGCTTGCTATTGCAGCTGCCATTCCTGCATATTTTAAACTTGTAAAATCAAGCTTGGATGCTAAAGTTGTTAAAATCTTAATTAAACCTCCGCTACCTTGTAAAACATTTATCATTGATTTTACACCATTAATAAATTCTAAAAATTTCCAGGCTGCAAAAAAAGTCGCTACTACTATTGTGATATTTTCAATAAGATTTTGATTTCGATTTATCCATTCGGAAAATTTTTCAAGCCATTCGGTTATTTTTTCTAATGCCGCAATAATAAGTTTACCTGTCCACTCACCAAGTGGTTGCAAAAAGTTTTCCCACAACCAAATACCCATTGGTTTAAGCGCTTCGATAACACTATGTAGTGTTTTCAGAGCTGCTGCAATTAAATCAAACACTTTTGGTAACGCTTGCTCTATGCCCCATTTTGCAATCGGAAGTAAAACATTGTTCAGAAACCACAATAGTAAATTACCCACATCAGATACAATCGGTCTTATAGCTATTAATATCCGGTCAAAACTTTCTAATAATGGTGAAAAGTCCAAATTGGCTGACCACTCTTTTAAACTTTCTGATGCTTGACGGAAAAATCCTGTTATTTCAAGAATGATATCCCCAAGATGCCTTAAAATGTTTGTTCCAGTATCCCCGGATACCCATGCCTTATCAAAATTAGTAACTAAATTACCAACTGTATCGACAAGATTATCAAAAGTAATTAGTAAGTCATCTGTAATGGCTTTCCCATATCCCTCTACGTTCCATACCTGCATGAATGATGCGCCCACATCACTTGCAAGTTGTTTAATAGCCGAGAAAGTATTTTGCAGTGATTTCATTACCTGCGGGCCATTTTCAAGCCATGATTCCTTGATCGGGTCGAAAAGCTTTCCAAGCGTATTCTTTATTGCTTCTGCCTGCAACTTAATGTCATTGGATACTTCCTCTGTGGTAAACATATCCTCCGGCTTAAGTTCGTTCTTATCTTCTTTCTTTTTCTTCCCAGTTGTTATCTGTATCAGCTTATCAAATGGCGCTAATGCCTTTTCCGTTTCTTTGGCTGCATCTTTGGTTTCATCCTTCGTCTTGTCCAGGCTATCAGCATAATCTTGCTGTACCTTAACCGCTTTAACAAATGTATCCTTTCCGGTTAATGCTGCCAGCAGTTGCGCTGTCCATGTAACGGCCTGGGATAGCAAATTGATGAACTGAGCCAGGGCCGGAGCTGCATACTCAACCAACGGGGAAAAGGCTGTAGCAAAAGAATTTTTAAGCTGAGTCATACTGGACATGAGCATGGATAACGCTTTATTGGTATCATCCGAATACTGGGCCAGGTTATCCATACCTTCTTTTAATCCGCTTGTTACTGCGGAAATGGAGCGGAATACAGTGCTAAATAAGATAGATGTTGCAAGCATTCGGCCCAACCCCATTCGTGCACCGCGGGATGCTTTCTCAGTACCTTTTAAAGATTTATTGAGTTTACTTCCACTTTTGCTTGCTTTCTTTTGTTCATTATCAACACCGAGCAATTTTTTCTTATAATCCTGCATTGCTTTTTTCGCCCGCTGCAATCCTGCTAATGCTTTGTCGTATGGTGCATCTCCAAGTCCATAACCAGCCTTTTCGGCGTAATACAATGCGTCCTTATACCGGTCCACTTCATCTTGCAAATTGCGTACACTCGGTGTAAGGCTTTGTATAGATTTCGAAGCAGATGAAAATGTATGTTTCATTATGCTTGGTATATCTTTAAAAGCCTGGGGCAGAAGCTTTATGTAATCCATCGTTCCAGACAGAGTTCTTTTAATATCTTCGCTTCCTGTTTTTGCACCATCCGTTTTGATTTTAGTATCTATTAATACAGTTCCATCAGGTTGCAAAGATATCACCTCACTTTAGCAACTCTGCAAAATAATCAAATTCTTCTTTAGATTTGTCAGTGGATTTTTCAAGTTCACATAGCTTTTTATTGTTCTGTAAAAACTCCTGCTCCCACTTTTCTAAGCGCTTCCCTTTTGACAGTTTCTGCCGGATAGAAAGGACCTGAGAAAACAATCCGTCCCCAATTTCCATGAACCATCCGTAGAAAGTCCACCAATGGATTATCTGGCATCCGCGTGTTTCAAACCCTGCAATCCTGTTAACCGCCGGGAAAATAATTCCTGCGTCCTGTTCCCAGTCAATTACGCGCGGTGATGGAGTATCTTCATGCACCACACCACAGTCAATAAACCATAATGCTTTTTCTGCCGCTTCCGTTAAATCCTGCGGAGGCGGGATAACGGGCCAGTAAAGAATTTCAAGCATTGCTTGTGTTTTCTCTGGGTCAGACAATTCTTCATCCGCAAAGGCTGATAAAATATCTAATATTGCCCGGAAGTCCTCACGAATTTCATAATTTACCCCATTAACAGAGAGAGAATATGGGAGGGACCACGCTGCACTCATTTAACAGGAAATGGATATTTTCCAGGACCAGCATTATACTGTTGTGTATATTTCCCGGCTTTACTTTCCATTTCCGTGAAATTTTTACCCGTTTCCTGCTCTATAATTTTTTTAGCGCTCTCAAGTATCACCAGCGCCCAAGGGTCGCCATTTTCCATAGGGGTAAATGGACTGGCGATTTTGAATAAGCCAGAAGTGTCTGCGTTAAATAGATAATCAAATTTTTCCTGAAGCGACTTTGCATATTTATTAATTATCTCTAACGACATTTCTTCCTTCTTCTTGTTATCAAGAGTTGTTTTTAATTCCATCCACATGTCCTCGAATGCTTTATATACATTCTGCTGCCGCTCGAATATGTCAAGGTCTGACGGAACAAACTTTAAAGTTGCCAGCACATCACCATGCTGGTCCGTGAAATCGTAGTATTTAACAGGGCTTTCAATACTTATTGGAATGTTAGGCATGATTTAGTCTCCTTATTCAGACAATGAAGCAGGGCTTGCTCCATCAGCTGTAAAAGCCATTGTTGTAGGGTCTACCGCACCAAGAGTCCTATCGCCTACATAGTGCACCGTATGCGCTGCGGAAACACCTTTCAGTCCTCCTGCAAAGTCTCCCAACTCAACGACACCCTCCTGCACCCATGCGCGCATTTTTCCGGTACTATCGGTTTTGTATCGTTTTACACAGAGGTACTTCAACCGCAAATCTGACAGAGTTGCCCTTTCTTCCATGAGCGTATCTATCTTCTGGGCGTATTTACTCTCACCCGATACATTGGTTGGGTCCACTGTCATGCTTTCCGCATAGCCGGTGATGTCATAGTTATTATTTCCAAGCACATCCTGGCTTTCCTCTGTCTCTGGATTCATGGAAATTGGCATATCTTCAACGCCTTTTCCAATAATCTCAAGTTTATCTTTTGTGATATTTGTGGTGCTTCCATCAGTTATCCAAAAGACCATAAAATCTTTTCTTTTTGCCTCTCCATCGGCATAAGTCCACGTTGCCACTGTTTTTCTCCTTTCAAATAAAAATAGAGCCATCACACAAGGCTCTGCGTCTTAGCGTCTGGCTCTACCATCTTTCAAAATCATATTTATATTCTATTGACACCGGAAGTATCCAATCCTGCACACCGCTTTCCTGCGGTTCCAGGCCGTATGAGTTATCACGGGTAACTTTGGTTATCTTCCTTCCCTGGGATAATGTGGGATAAACATTCAGCCGGTATGAAACACCATCAATCTCAACCGGTTCTTTGCACAACCACTTTCCAAATGTATCAAGGAATTCCTGTGTATTCATTTTTGGTTTTTCCTTGGTTGCTGCAATACGGTACACAATATAAAATGGATATCGGCACGTCTGATGGACAACTCCCAATACGTCCTCTGTCTCTGCAAATACCAGCGCTCCATCGTCCGAAGAAAAAGCAATTCCACTGGTATCATCCAATTGCTCAAATCTTACAATAGTATATGGATTCTGCTGCTGGTCTAACCCAGGAAATTGATTAAGTAAAGCCTTTACAGCGATTGTCAGCACATCATAACCGCTTGCATCTTTTCCAATTGGTTTTCGTTCGTCACCCACGTTTTCCACCTCCAGCAGTTTTCTTGGCTTTCTTTATCCACTCTTTACCATCTGCTTTTTTAGCAGCATCAAACCATTTAGCTTGTGCCTTAGGATGCGCTGTTTTGGTATATTGTAAATCCTCTTTTGCTTTGGTTTTTCCGCTATACTGGCTTACTAGTACCTTTTTAGTACCCTTTGCAGCCCAGGTACTACCAGTAACAGTGCTAACCATAGTTTTACCCTGGTATAAAGAACGACCAGCAGGGCCATAGGCGGCATATGCTTTTCCACTCCCTTGTACTGCGGCACTTGCTGCTCTGGTAACATCCACAAAATCGCCTGTGACCATCGGCATAAAAGGAACCATACTATTCATGACATTTCCATCAAGCTGATACTGCGCGCGCTGGAATTGCTTATCAAACCGAGATAAATTGAGCTTGATATTGATATCTCCATCAACAACGGAGAATCCTTTAAAATGTGTTATTTTACTTGACATAGTTCACCTATGCAATCATCTTTGCACTATTTTCTTGGATAAATGTTTTAATCTGCTCATATCCCCAACCGCAGCTTATAAGGCTACTCACCAGCATTTCCATAGATTCAATCTGTTTTAGTTCATCCGCTGTCACATACTCCCGAATACTTTCTTTTCCCTTGACACCATACTGTTCCTGGAGTTCTTTCATGGTCTTACCAAAGATGGTCTTATAAATTAATTTGGTATAGTTGGGATACATGAACTTCTTATGAGGACTATCAGCCACCTTCATTTTGATGGTGTCGGTCAGGATGTGGCGAACAATAACGCCCTTGTCCCTCTCAATCTGCCACTGCTGCCGCTCTGTATAGATTCTCTTAAGTTCTTTTTCCATGGTGTTGAAAGCCTTGATATAATCCAACTTCCACTTTAAAGCCTTTTCACCCGTGAAACCCATAGCAAGCAGAGAGAACCCATCTCTGTCCATCTCATACATCGGATATTCTTTCCCGCGGTTCTTATATGTGGTCAAGGTAAAGAAATTGGCGGCGGAATTTTCCGCCACGAGCTTCCGTATACTTTCAAGCACATCTTTATGCTCTTTCTCAAAATGCTCTGCCACTTTCAAGCTTGTGGTAACCAATTTTTCCTCGTATCTTTTTCCAATAATTTCTACTAACATAAACTCCATCCTTTCTATGTGTTTATTTACCCAATAATTCAAAATGCGGAATCATAGAATATGGTCCGCCGACAGAACTTATGAGAAAAACAAAATCATAACGGTTATTCATAAAACCATAAAAACCAGAAGTATAATCATCCTCATTGACAGCTCCATCGGTCCATTCTCCCTCCATGAAAAAATCGTCTGGACCAAAAGTGATTGAATCGTCCAGCAAATCATTTAGCTGTGATTTCCATGCTTTTGGAGGTAGCCAAGGAAGTTCTTTTCCAGATACATCATGGATTATCTTCTGTCCGTCTTTCTCTGAGAAAACAATATGTAATTCGGCATTGTCTGTACTGTCTGGTCCGTACTTCTTAAGCAGCTGTCCTTTATCAGTTATTAAGTCCACACCAGAAAGTACATGAGGATACCACACAGCAGCCGTGCGTGATTCATATAGATTGAATATTGTCACCGTGGCATTATACATGTAGTATCCCCTCCATTATTTATTCATCTGCTTATACATCTGGTTAACGCCTGTAGCCGCTAAGCCAGACATAGCGCCAACTGCTACAGCCGTGATGTAGTCCGATGCCGGGAAGTCTGGTATAGTTCCCATACCAAGCGCGCCGAGAACACCACCTACAACAGCCATAATGACCGGAATCCATTCGTCCGGTATCTTCTTTGCTGCCTTGCATCCAAGGCCGACCACATAGCTTAAAGCCACAATAGCCACACATGTTCCCAATGTTGTAATGTCCATATCTTTTCCTTTCTGGAATCAGAGCAAACCCAATTCCATGAATACTTTGAAAATCTTCGGAGACTGAATAGCGAACCAGTCAATCATTTCTTCATTAGTTGCCCACGCTCCGCATGTATTTGAACTTGAAGAATCCAGACCGCTTTCATACAAAAACGCATGGATGAGTTCATGCCGCAATATGGCATTTTTATATCCTTCATAGTCCTTTAATTCGCAATCGTCCTTTTTATTGCAAATCACAATCATATGTGCAGAAAAATCGGTATATCCATCCCTAAATTTCCCATCCAGGTTTTCATCCGATTTTTCATCACGCTGGAAAACTTCCCATTCCGTTCCCAGAATGTTTACTTTACAATCCTGCATATAAAAGTGGAGTCCCTTCGTTATCTTTTACTCCCATCAGATACACCTTTGCGGTATCATACAGGAGCTTATTGGTTGCCTGTTCATCCCCTGCCGCAGAGTATACAGTACTCCAGGCTTTAGCTCCGTTAGCTATTTCAGAAGGGGATGCATAGCTGACTGATTCGGAACCGGACGACTTTGACGTGATAACGCCTGTGGTTGCGCCGCCGGTCCCGCTGGTTATACTTCCAGCGGCGGCAGATAGCGCCTGTTTTTCTGCCAGTTCCAAACCATACAGCTTATCAGCTAAGGCACATACGGCTTTCTTGATTTTGGTTTGCGCTCGTTCATTATCTGGGAGGCCGTCAACCAACCTATCTCTAGTTACAATGTCAAGAAAGTCGCTTGCCCGTTCTGCTTCTTTATTAAATGATTGGGAATCTGGTATGGCACTGCCGTAGTATTTTGTTGTGTAAAACTCATAGTCTGCATATGCCATGCCGGATTCTCCTTTCTTTAAGAGCGAGACGTTACATCGTCATTTCCAGATTTCAACGCCTTATATGTATTGTCACACTCAACTACTGTGATATGATTCCCGGTCGTTGCCTTGATATCAGTTTTACCGTCCCATGCTGTCCACGTCTTTACATTCTGACCATATTTCACTTCTGGAGCGGAATCAGCTGCCACTTTGTACTTGTACATGTGTCCTGTTTCGAGGGGAGGTTCAACGGTTAATTTTGTGTTTCCCGATGTACTTCCGGCCGAAGAAGTTACCGTCAGTGTTCCAAGAACGGGATTATCAGTAACATCAACAACCGCTATTCCGTCAATATATTCTGCAAACAAGGTCAAACCCATGATTGCAAATGCTTCGGAAACAGCTGTATTGTAGTTCCCCTGAGTATGGAATCCGATAAGGTTTGTCTCCCCGGCTCCAGTGGTATATACCAGACCCGCCCGTGCAAAATCGCTCTCATTTGGGTCAACATAGTACATTACAATGTTTTCCACTGGTGTAGCTATTACCTTTCCTCTTGCAATTTCCGAATCGGACAGCAGGAAGATTGTATTGAATCCCATGAAATCCTTAAGATACTGGAAACCAAACTGATTCTGCACGGTGATTTCAGCGGCACCTAGATACTGGTAAACATCCAGTATATTCACGAACCCAACCACACCTGTAACATTCCGGTGCATCTGTTTGAATTTGTTTTCTACCATTCCTTTTGCCATAGCAAGGGCCATCTGGAAGGTGGTTTCTGTTCCGGTAAGCGTGCCGGTATTCAGATATGTATAAAATCGTTCTGTTACATCCGATTGAAGCTGGAACAAAAATTCATCGTCTGTCATCTGAACGGCATTTTCATAGCCGTGGTCTTTAATTGCTTCAATGGAAACGGCCTTTGCATACTTCTCAATGGTCATTTCCGCATACGTCTTTTCCTTTACTGTGAATTTGCTGTAAGGGATTTCCTCTCCTTCGCCTACAGCACCGCTCTGTAAAGTTCCTTCTGCGTATTTGCTTTTCAACACCGCGCCCGGTGTTTTCTTAATAGGACGCATAATCCCCAGGATATCCCGGAGGTGCTGCCAGTTCCGTTCAAACCGGGTCACAAAATCAATTTCTCGCGCTGTTACCTGTATGTCCGCGCTTGTGATTAAATTGGCTTTTGCTGCCATTACTGTTCTCCTTTACCAAATAAATGTAGGTTACTGGCGATTGCAGACTGTCGCTCAGACGGGTCTTTAATCGCTTCAATATCCTTTCGTGTCATAGTTCCTGGCGTATTCTGCTTACCTACTGGTGTGGTAAACCTCGCCATGTTCTGCTGTGCATCATCAATAAATGCCGAAGCATCACTTTCTTTCATTTGGGCCAAAAGGTCATTTAAACCAAGAATTTTACCATCCTTAAATTTAAGACCGGCTTCTTTAATGTCTGCCACCGCAGCTCTCTTTGCTGCCTCACTTGAAAACTTTACACTTTCAAGCTCAGTTTTCAATGCATCCGAAAAATCACGCTCGTAAAGCTGCTCCTGGGCTTTTTTTTCGGCTTCTGTAGCCTTCTGTTTCCAGTCAGATATTTCCCTCTGCATCGTCTCCAGGTCAACCCCTTCAAAGCCTTTCAACGTTGTTTCTGCTGCTTCTGCTTTTTCTTTCCAGGTATCCCGGTCCGCGCTCAGATTGTCGTTTTCTTTCTGCAACTTTTTGAGGTCTTTCCCATTTTCAGCCATGACAAATGATATCTGTTCCTCTGTCAATCCCTGTGCTTTTAATTCTTCGGTTTTCATTGATGCTTCTCCTTTTCCGTTATTAGGTTATTTGTAGGTGTGTAACCGTCCACCAACGGTTGCCATTTTGTAGGACTTGACTTGTCCAAAAACGCACATGCCGGAAATTGCATCCGCTTTTCAACCTCCAGGCTGTTCACGCTATGCGCTAGAACCTGTTTCTTTTAAGGACATGTGCTATAGGAGGGAGGTCAAATATAAGAAAAAGCCAAACAAACTACATTGCTGTAATCTGTTTGGCTCTGCGTCTGGCGTCTGGCTCTAAAGTTATTTTGCAGGTGATAAACCACTTTTATCTAAATCACTTGCTTTACCTTTTGCAATATTCATTATGGATGTATTCTTGCATACAGGGCAAAATACGGGGAGGTTTTTCGCAACCGTATCTGGTCGTATTTTAGTCCGAGTTTTATTGTTACATATAGGGCAGTACACCCAACTGTCTTTTACCATGTTTTCACCCTTTCTGCTTATTCCTACTCCTATTTTACCGTATTAGAAAAAAATAATCGTCCCCACATTTTGTAAGGTTAGATATCCCCTCTCATTATACCAGAAAAGGCAGGAAGTTAATCCTGCCTTTTAGATTACATCATGTTACGCAGTTTTTCTATATAGCGTTTCATGACCTCCCTTTCCTCTCTGCACTCAGCGTCACGGCTCATCTCGCCCAGTTCCTCGGTCAATTCATCCATGTGATGTTCAAGTGCCGCAAGCATACGGCGCTTGCAATCTTCATCTTTTCCACCACTTCTGTAGCTCTGCTTCTGATTCATGTAGTCATCATAGGCCGGTCCAGTGGCGCGACTGTAATGACCTCTGACGTAATGCTTTCCACGTGTGCCGCGATATGAGCTGTCATTATCATAGTCCTGCGACATTCCGTCAGCACGGCTATAACGTCCCATGCTGTCGCGCTTGCGACGCGCTTCGCTATATTCTCCGCCGTCCATTTCGTCCATTACCTGATTGTAGTACTCTTCTTTGCACTTCCAGTACTCCACATTTTCCATGTCTTTCCACATGTCAATCAGTTTGTATGCGGTTTCAAGGTTGCTAGTGTTCAGGCCCTTTTCCGCAATTTTATCCAGCTCTTCATGGATATTCTGCATCATCTTATAACTCATAGCCTTACCCCCTTAACCTATTCTGCTAACAACAAGGTTAGCGTCTGATACTGTCGCCGCTGTGGCTCCAACGTTTTTTACCGATAAGGTAGCGCAACATGGTTTGCACACCCTTACTTCTACCGTTGCTGCTCCATTGATTGTTGCGCCGGCGGCAACTGTGTTCTGGATTCTTGCACCGGGAATGCCTTCGCCGTCCTGCTGCACTTCAAATATAACGTCACCTGCTGCGGCTGCGGAAAAGTTTCCGTTAAAGCCTACACGGTACAGGCCAGGAAGTAAAACCACTCTCCCAGAAAGTGGATTATGCCTTATATTTGGGCAATTACAGGAATATACCCGGTTTGCTGCAAACAGTACACTTCCATTGACTTCAACAGTCTGTGTGCCAGCAGTTACAAAATCTGCCATAATAAAATCCTCCTTATATGCACAGAAGGGCAAGCCTGTGCCTACCCCTCCATGTGTGTAATACTACTATTCAGTAGACATGTCCTTTTCGGACAAGATACGCAATATACGGTTGTTTTGGTCGATAATCTTCTCCATGTATTCTTTATTTTGCTGTTGCAACGCCTCTAATATATCATTATTAGAAACGTCACCAACGAGCAAAAGCAAATCTATCATTTGCAATGCAGTTGCATACAAAGCAAGATTATCATAAAACTGCTCGTTTCGATTTAGCATCCGCATCCAGTATTACATCCACAACCGCAGTTAGATGCGTATGGATATGGCGCTGGAACCGTATAAGCCGGTACAGGCTGCGGCTGACGAAGCTGTGCAACGATGGTGTTACCAACTGCATCAATAAAGCCGTTCTGGGCAGTCTGGCTTGCCTGAAACCTAAGAGTCTGATTTTCTGCCTGGAGGCTGGAAATCTTGTCCTGAGTTAAGAAGTCAAGGATTGCCCTGGTATTGCTGTTGTTGTTATCCAGCAAATCCCTTGTGGCGTTCTGGATTGTATTTCTGGTATCACATGACTGTGTAGCCAGATTGTAGTTTACGCCGTCAATTGCGCGCTGTGTCTGGCAGCAGCAATCCTGGAGCTGATAGCCCATCTGGCATAAGCTACGGTCAACACCGTTAAATCCGCTGGTAATAGTGTTGTTCAGAGCGTATGTGCTGTCACAGATACCTTGCTGGATACCTCTAATTCCGTTTTCTATACCATTCAAAGCAAAGCCCTCATTGATATCTGCTCTGGTTGCAAGACCCTGGAGTCCCGCGCCATTTGCACCGTTGCCGCCGAAGCCATTGCCCCAGCCTCCCCCGGCAAAAAGGAAGAGAACGATAATCCAAATCCAGTCGCCCCACATACCGTCACCATTTCTGTTATTGTTTCCTGTAGCGGCTGCAATGTCCGCTAAAGAGTAACCACTTTCCATAAATATTTACTCCTTTAAATTTATTTACAAAATCATGCGCATTGATTTATGTACTATTTTTTCATGCCTCCAAACATCTGCTGAAACTGCTGTGCCATCTGCTGGGCTTGGTCTAACTGTTGCTGAGTTATCTGACCAGACTGGAGCATCTTCTGCACTTCTTCCTGGGGATTCCCCTTGAAGTTGTTCTTAAATTCCATAAACTTCTGAATCATCTGCATTGGGTTGTTTCCCCCGCCCATTCCAGGCATCATGCCGCCCATTGGTGAGCCGCCTCCCAACATGCTAAATAATGGATTCATATATTATTTCCCCTTTCCACTTGGCGCTGTGCTGGATTCTAAAAGGCCGTACAATTCATCATATTTTGCCTTTAAATCCTGATACTCGTTTCTGGTAACATACTTTTCGTCAAGATTTTCAGCCGGTGCAGTTTCCTTCTTCTGACCATTTACAATCTCTTTATATTCAAAAGTGCGAAGTGTTGGCATCCCTGCCGCATCGGTTGTCTTAATATAAAAATACTCATTTTCGCTGTCCATCAGCAATATGGATGTGCTGGGCGCTACTAAATACGACTTTGCCCCGGCCTCACCCTGCACCCATAATATTCCCTGGTTGGTCTGCGGGACCTGTGGAACCTGCGTCTGTTGCGGCATCTGGTATGGTGCCTGTAGCTGCTGCAATCGGTCCATAGGTGGTTGCATCTGTGGTTGATATGGGTATGCGTTTGGATATGTATTCAGATAGTTTGGATTGATAAATGGTTGCGGCATTATATCCCCTCCGTTCTTTTATAATCCAATTATCCCATAAAAAATAAGCCTCTGACAGTTCGTCAAAGACTTATAAAAGTATCATGCAAGTATCAGCATACTCTAATTATTTTATTGTTGACTTTTCGGCTCAATCTCTTGGCTGTGGATACACTTACATTCATTAGTTCAGCGCAATATTCCAAAGGATAATTTTTAGCCCGGTACTCAAACAGCGCCCGTTCTTCATCCGTAAAGTTACAATATGTACGAAAATAATTTAGTTCTGGCACTGTAAAGTCATATACCTTCAAAGCAACGCTCCTTAAATACCCTCTGACAAATGCTTTATCATAGCTTCTTTGGTTTTTTTTAAACCCTCTATGTTGTTACCGGTTATACGATTATCAATTAATGCTATCATTCCCTGGCATAAAAGAGATTGCATATCTCTTATTTCTTGGATAGATTTATAATCCTTTTCCACATTTATTTCTAATTTATCCACTCTGTTTTTTAGCTTAAATGCCGGGTGAAACAATTTATATATTACGGTTCCTGCGCCTCCAAGAGTAATAAGCCAACCACATACAACCATAATAGAGTTTAATGTTTCCATAAGTTATCGCCTTTCCCAGTAGTATATTGGTATCTCCTGCCCACTGTCCCATGTGTCCCAGTAATAACCATCCTGCACACACACAACATGTCCTGTAATTGCTAATATGTATGTTCCCGTAGGATTATCCTGACAAAAATTCTCGACCGTGTATACATCCTGTCCATGGTCATCCACTATGTACCGTTTGAATCCATTCTGCCGCAAGTAGGACCCCCATACATGGTTTGCAGACGGCATATCAGACAAAGCACAGGCGCAAACGGTTACACCTGCAAATACCGTTTCCCAGTCGCTATCTAGGGCTTTGGTTATAGCCCGGATTGGGCAATCCCCCACACGCTGATTGCGTGGATTAGGATTGAATAGTTTCCATCTGCTCATTCTTCTTTTCCTTTCGCATTCTGATACCGCCGCGCTGCTCCCCTGGCCTTTGCGGCTTGTTCCCGGTTCCATCTCGCAATCTGTAACCGTTCTTGCTGGGTGCGCAAGTCGTTCATTTTACAAAATTCGTTATATGCCTTATTCTGCCGCTGTAACAGATACGACTTGCGGTCAATGTCTAACTGCATTTCAAATTTAACTGATTCGTCCTTGCATTTATCCACGGCCTCCTGCATCCCCATGACTTCACGTTTGGTCTTTCTGATGCGCCGTTCAAGCGTTCGCTGCCGATTCTCCATCTGCTCAACCTTGTAATTGTCTGCGGTTTGGATGTCTTTGTATGGATTGTTTACCCCATCACCGCTTCCGAAGGAGTGACGGCAGTTCCATCCACATAACCCTTCACCTGTTCCGTATCCAGTCTGGGAAAATGGAGGAAAGCGCTTATCCTTTCCAGTCCTGCTATAAAACTGCCCTTGCCACCATAAATGATTGCCCGGATTCTGCCCTCCGTCACCGGTTCTGGCCCCGATGTGCGCCGACACCAGTATGATATCCCAGTCCATTTCTTCCATACGCTTAATAGATATATCTCCCGTGGCCTGGGCTACTCCGGTGCGTACTGCGCGCGCTGTGGCAGTTTCTATGGTATCTTTGTGGTCCGAAGGATATTGTACTATCACTCCGACCGATACCACATTATTAACTGCCCCTTTGACAGCCTGTGTGTATGATACAGCCCCAGAAGATACAAGATGGTAAGCATTATCGCACTCATTGATAAAAAGCCTTTGTGCGGCTTCTGCTGTGGTCCTAGTATAGTTTTTCCACTCTCCTATTGTTGCATCCATGTTTCGTTCCATCAATCGAATAAGCTGCGGTGATTGGGTAAGCGGTGTTGGAGACAAACCAGCAGCTTCATATATTTTATGGTCGTATTCCAGGGCCTTGACTCCAGCTTCTTCCATTGCGGACTTGATTTCTTTTTTCTGCCGCTTAGTGACTTTGGATAACTCTGCCGTTATATCCTCCAGCAGATATCCTGCATCCTGCAATATCTGTATGCGCCATCGGTCAGATGAGGTGAGCAGGTAATCATCACCGCGGCCTATGCGTATCATCATGCGGTCTATTATCTGACGGATAATGTATGTATGGAGCTGTGAGGCTATTTCTTCGCTTCCTTCTGCGATTCTTGCAAGGTACTCAGGGCTTAACATTTACTCTTCCTTCTTTCCCTTATGTCTAATCGACCATTCAAACACTTTTGGGGCAAATGGACCAAGTGGGATATTGAATACTATCCAAATTAATAAGCTTCTCAATTTATTCCTCCTCAAACATCCTTGTCCCATCCTTTGGCTGCGCTTCCTGTACCATAGCGCGAGCTTCATTCTCGTTCATGCCCTCGAATTTCATGTAATACATGTACGGCGGAACATCTCCCTGGATACGGTATTTCCACCAGTTCGCCTTGTCCTCATTATACGAATAGGTTATATCTCCCCAGTTATAGACTATGTTTGGTTCTATACTTTCCCAGTTTTCAGCAGGAATACCGCTATATAGGTCTGCCATCTTGTTGAGTGCATAGAAAAGGTCATTCAGAGCATTTTTCAACGGGTCACGGATATTCTTAATGGTTCTGATTGTTTCCTGATCATCTGCCTCTACCTGTGTTGCTGTCATCATGCCTGTTTTCTCATCCAGAACAAACATACCCTGAGAGAATCCGCACTTTGTCGATATGAGCGCCAGAATCGAATTTATATCCTTAATGCGCTGCTCTGTTAGAAGCGTAGAAACATGTTCATGGATTTTATTATCCTCGTTTACTCCCACGCCCATTTCCACACCGCGCACCCACCGTGGTAGCTTAATATCATGCTGGTTTGCATAGTTGATTACAGACTGCGGCAGAAATGTCATGTGCTTGCTGTCTGCCACCTCTCCGCTTTTGCGCCCCCACGCCACATCAAGGTCTTTCAACTCTTTCATAGCGTTATGCCAGATAGGGACCCCCAAGGGGCTTGTCCGGTCTAAACGGTTCGGTGCCGGATTCTTAAAATATGCAAAAAGCGGACGGTCTACATTCTCAAGTGCCACATCTTCGTCCAGTTTCGCCCACTCACGTACCTCAGACAGCTTGCACGGGTCGCCGATACCCGCCCCTCTGCTCTTATACGCATAGTTCGTGATACGGTAAATCTGTCTTTCTTCTCCGTTCTCTCCTGTGTCATATTCAAATCTGTGCCACTCCAGGCGGGTATATGTATAATCGCCGCGCTTAATTTGGCTCTGGAACACGCACCCTAAAATATTTCCGTTGCTGTCTGATTCGGTCGGCGCAAAATTCCCCGGTTCCACATAGTCAATATTGGTTCCATTCGGTTTGAACATGATGCCGGCATTACCAAGGCCCTCCGACACTTTGTCATTGATAACCTGGAGGACATAATCGGCCTGTTTCTGCAACCACTGTCCCCGCAGTGTATCCGGCATTTCTATTCCAAGGTCAAGCGTTACCAGGCCCGCCGTCACATCATCAATAAAAGTGGCAAAATTAATACTCTCCACATCGTCTTTGACATCTTCCCACATTGGATGTCCGGAGGTAATCATATAAAAGTCGTGAATCTGTTTTTCCATTATGTCGGAAAGCTGAATATCTGCCTCAAACCGCTTTTCTATCTCTTTTATGAACAACTTATTCCACACCGCCTTTATCCATGTTATCAGTCCCATTACACAACCCACCTGTTATACTGCCGCGCCACCCCATAGATGTAATACCGTATCAAATCCATGTGGTGGTCGTTTTCTTTTATTACCGCGTCCTCCGTCTGGTTCTTCTCGTCCCAAGCGTATCCCTCAAATTCCTTTATCGTTTCTGTACAACTCTCATGTATCTGCAAAAGTTCATAGTTTAGGTACTTTGTTACCTCCTGTATGCCATTCATGACATCATTGTTTGCGCCATTTACTATGTACTTTCCGTATTTCTTAATTGTTTCAATAAAGCCAGCCGCTGACGGGTCTACAATTATATATTCAATAGGCAGGCTCCCGATGGCTTCAACCAGCATTTTGTAGTATTCCTCATTGTCTTTGCGGCCCTTATCTCTACCGGAATAATGGATTTCTTTAATCATTTTAGACTTTCGTCCGTCAAAGTCAAATATACCGACTGCAAACGGATTTACTGTACCGTAATCAATCGACACAAAATATAAATGCCCCGGTTTATATTCGACAGAACCGCTTACAACGTGTTTTTCACGGCTGAACATCGGATATACCAGTCCTTCAGCCAGCGCCCATTCCCCCAATATGTACCGTTTATAATACACACTACCAGAGTACTCTTTGCAGAGATTTTCAACAAATTCTTTCGGCAGGAATGGATTATCGAAAATGGTGTAGTGCTGATTGCATATATCAAAATCACTGTCAAGAAACGATTTCAACCAATGATTAGGTCCTTGTGGGTTCAACGCGCCATCAAAGCAGGAATACTGCTTATCCAGACGAGATTTCAACAATTCAAACACTTCCTCGTTCCAGTCTGCCACCTCATCACCATACACATATTTAATGGACGCTCCACGAATTTTTGATACCTGGCTTATTTTCTCCGCTCCCAAGCAATAAACCCGTTCACCAAACAGATAACATGTATTCTGACTGCTAATCTCTCCGACAAGCGCCGTACCCCATATATTCCGCATAGGCTCCAGAATATTTCTTTCAATCGTGGATTTTGTAACGCCCAATATAACAGTCAATCCAGGTTTCCCAATCCTCGCCCGGATACGCTTCGGGATAACATAGTAGTCCATGTACGTTTTCCCGCTTCTGGTCGCTCCGGTCTTGAAATTCCAACGTCTATCCGCATTATTAAAATACTCAATCTGTTTTTGACTGAACGGCATTATATTACACCGCCTATCTCTTTTAGCACTTCGTCCAGTTTCTCAAGTGCGTCTTGATTATCCTGTTGCTCTGTATTCCAACCCTTGAAATTGTTCCGCAAGCTGAATTGTGCGCCGCTGGTCCCGTCTTTATCGAATAGCCGTTCTTCGGCGTACTGCTCAACTCTGGCCTTCGCGCGCGTAATCGTGTTCATAAATTCCTTTTTGCCTTGATAATTCAGTAGGCTTAATCTTGTATTGAACCCCAACGCAAGAGCAAGCCCCGTCACCGTAGGTGGTCTCTTATCAACAATGACCGGGTGGCCCAGCTTATTGTATACCTGGTTTCCTTTATCATCAGTGAGCGGATGACCTTCACAGTCTTTGAAATACTGTTCAATTTTCTCTTCCATTTCTTCTTTGCTTTTATACTTCGGAGGTCTTCCAACATTACCCACTACCAACCGCCTGCCTTTTTCTTATTCTGCTCATCATCATTGCATAAGGAATCTGGTCTTTATGTTCTTCTGCATGGCATTCATCACAGAGACATACTCCGTTATTCAGTTCAATTCTCCCCTTCGGATATATCGCCCACGGTATTCTGTGGTGTTATGGTTATCATGCGCCCCTGTTCCTCGCTGTAGAATTGATTGGTGGATATCTTGATTACAAGTCTGGTCTGCAATATGGCACGCTGGAGCTTTTTCATAATTGAACTAAGATTCATCTTTGCTTTCTTCCTCACGGTATTCTTTGCACACTTCCATATGTGAACACCATATGGTTGCTGTTGTTTTTCTCGTAATATTAGAATCCCTCATGTTTCCATATAATTCAGTTTCATTCTCGGATTTTGCATCAATATGAATACAGTTTTCGCAGCATCTCTTTAATAGATTAATAATCATGTTTTTACCCCATGTGGTATAATAGTCCTATACTAATTTTACCATATGTGGTTAATGCAAATCGTCCCCACATTATTCTACACATGGGTGTGGTAATGATATTAGCACCCAAAGTCTATTTGCATTAATACGAAAAAGTATTATTTTTTTCACTTTCCCCTTGACATTAATACGAAAAAGTATTATTATATAGATATAAGATAACAGCGGAGGTAAGAACAATGAGTAAGATATGGGGAATCAGATTTGACGATAGGGAATTTAGTATTGGTGATGAGATACCTGCAAGCCACCGCTTTGAAAATGGTGTTGATACCGGAGAGGAACTGTCAGGCACCTGTGCAATACGGGTATCTGATGATACAGATTTCCTTGATTATCTTGATGGGATTCTTGATGCGGATTTTGGAGAGATGGACAGTTACAATGAAGCACTGGCTGCCAACTATCAAGGAAAATATGTATACCTCGTCTACATTGATTCATCCTGGGGATGGGAACATGGCGAGGATGAGCATGAGATAGTAATGCATGGTCCAGAGGTCGTGAGGAAGATAAGATAA